GGAAGCACTACTTAGTAACCAAAGTTTTGAGAAACATTATAAAATGTTTCTTAAATTTAATTTATCAAAAGATGTCATTTATAATACAGGTACCGAAGGAGCCGGCAGACAAATGGAGACATTATTAAGACGCTTGCGAAAGCGAACTGATGTTGAATTTGAAGAAGTTAAGCGAATCAGAGATGCATCTGATTTCACTTATTTAAATAAAGCGGCTGACCTTCAATTGTCTTATTATTTGCAAGGTTTACCAGATATTAAAATAACACCACCAGTGCAAATAGAAGAACATATAATTAAAACTCAAATCCCTAAAATTCATCTTCCAATTGCTAATCCCATCACTTTAGTGCAAAAGTATAAAGTGGTTCAAAAATCAAAAGAACAAAGAGAGTTAACTTTAGAAAAAACTGGAGAACAGTCAGATGTTATTAAAGAAGGAGAGGTTTCAAGTTTATTCCAACATCAACAAATGAGGGATAAAGTTCTTAGGTATAAGACTTATGAAGCTAGATTAAATTATGCTTCAGTCGAAGAAAAAAAAGAGAGTTACAAAACAGCATCTTTAAGTGGGTTTTTGTTGTGGGAAAATTTCAAAAAAACCTTCTTATCAAATATCCCAAAACAGGAATTTGATATAGAAGAGTTTGAAAATTCCATAATTGACGCAGAGAAGACAAAGTTATCCAAGAGTTTACAGACTTTGTTGAATCAGGAGGAAAGAACAGATCCTGATTGGAATGATACTTTCATTCAAAAATTCATTAAGTCACAAGTTGTTAAAAAGAAAGAAAAAATAAATGTCGAAGCAAAAGCTGGTCAGGCATTAGCATGTTTTAACGCTCGTGTTTTATTGAGTTTAGCGCCCTTAGCTCGGTATTTGTTGACAAAAATTTCAGAATTAATTCCGGACAATATTTTTTTAAATGCCCGGAAAAATCAACAGGAGTTGAATGAGTTTGTCAAAGAAAGATTTGACTTTAAGAGAAAAAGCACTGAGAATGATTATACAAAGTTTGATCAATCTCAGAAGGCAGAATTTGTTATTTTTCAACAGCATTTACTGTCTTTTTTCAATATTCCTCAAGTCTTGCAAGACAGTTATTTCAATTTGAAATTGAATGGTCATACTGAAGATGGTGTGTTAGATTGGATGATATTGACTGGTGAAT